GTCTGGAGTCCAAGAAGGCTATGAAGTAGTAAAAGATGGTGTAGTAGAAGCGTATGAGTGGGCGGATAAAAACGCTTGTAATATAGCAGTGACTGCCGCGATCTCTGCGGGAGTTGTTGCATTATTTACACCAGCGCAGCCTGAAGGCGCAGCTGCATCAAGCACTTTATCACTTATGGCACAGCCAATTCTTTACACCGCAGACGCGGCAGCAAAAGTGTTGGTGGTAACCGAAATGAGTAAACTTATAACAGATGGCTTTTTAGCAATACCATATGTTAGCGAAAGCATTGATCACACATTGCTAAACAATATAATCTCAAATTGTTTGGCTAAAAGTTTAGATTCAGCAGCATTATGGGCAACACCAGCAGGTGTTGGTATTGCAATCGGAGCAGCGTTTGCACCTGTTATTGCAGATCTAATTTGTACAAAAACTTGCCCTGAAGGATTCACGAAAGCATTTGGAGGATAAAAAATGGCAGCAGCACAAGGAACAGCCGCGCGACTTATTGAAGTCGCGCTTGCCGAGGTGGGAACCGTTGAGGGTCCTAAGGATAACGAAACAAAGTACGGTGCGTTCACAAAGGCAAACTTCTTGCCATGGTGTGGATCATACGTAATGTGGTGTGCGAATCAAGCTGGAGTTAAGGTGCCTAACACCGTTTCAACAGTTGCAGGGTCAGACGCATTTAAGAAGATGAAGCGTTGGTATGACAACGACGGAGTCAACACTCCACAACCTGGCGACATCGTTTACTTTGACTTTCCAGGCGACGGCGTTAACCGCATCTCGCACGTAGGAATTGTCGTAAAGGATAACAAGGACGGCACAATGATTTGCCTAGAAGGAAACACATCAGGCAACGCTAAGGGTGACCAGCGCAACGGCGGGGAAACTTGCAAGAAGGAGCGCGGCTACCTAAAGAACAACAAGAAGAAACTTGTTGTTGGTGTCGTCGGTTGGGGTCGTCCTGACTATGCAGGATCTGCTGCTAGCCCAGTTGCTCCTAAGGTGGTAAAGGAAAAGGATACAACAGGTAAGGTTTACCCTGGCGAGACAATCGACCCAGGTGAGTCTGGTATTCACGTTAAGACTGTTCAAGCCGCGCTTGAGATCAAGCCAGCCGACGGACAATTTGGTCCAGTCACAAAGAAGGCTGTCATGGCGCACCAGAAGGCTAAGAAGCTGCCTGTAACTGGTATCGTTGATGCAAAAACTTGGAAATCTATTACAGGATTGCCTGTAAAGTAGACCTTTTAGGTATATAGTAATACTAGTTTTTGGTGTCCCGGGAGAGAACGCCTAAAACATAGAGAGCCGGATAGCGCGAGTAATCGCGCGTCCGGCTCTATCTTTACTTTAATGACAATAACTAATTAAAATTATTAGATAAAATCCATGAAAAAGTGTTTGAATCCCATGTATGCAGTGGGCCTGGCTGTGGACTGTCTACCTTTGCTTTTTCTTCTATGGTCATCTCTCTTGTTGTCCAGGATTGATACCACTTACCATCTTTTTCTTGTGGAAATTCTTCTTCCAATACTTGATATTTTTCTAGTAAAGGTCTTTCAGACTCCTCTACAGTAGCCCAGTTTGCTAGGGGGTCTAAAAGTAAATCTCCAGGAAATCTTGGGTATTCCAAAGTGTCTAAGTTTATGTAAAAAAGCATTTATATCACTCTCAGATCTGTTACAAGACTTGCGTCATTGCTTCCTGTAGGAGATATTGCGGTTCTTGTAAGTGTAAAGGAAGATGCATTTAATGAGATACCAGCGCTGTCAGAGGTTAATGAGGAAGAGTCAGTTGTAATAGAAGCAGCTGCATAAGTAACATTGTAGCCTGATATCACAACGTTGGAGTAAGTTCCAGTTTTTGAACCATCTACTGGGACCTTTAGAGTTGTAGATACGTGATTTGGGGTTGCATTTGCATCTCCAGAAACTGTAACTATTAGGTGCTGTTGATCATTAGACAAACTCATAGGACTATAAACTCCATTACCGCCGTCTCTAAGTCGTAGTGAACCGTAAGAAGATGTTATTTGCCTTTGCCACTGAATACTTCCCGATGAATCATATTTTACAATTCTAGGGGTATCCGCGGTTGCAACATACATGTTTCCAGAACTATCTACTACCATTTCTTGTGTATTTACATTGTTAAAGCCTGTTTGCCATTGAAGCACACCGGAGGAGTTTAATTTTATAAAATGAGAACCAATAACGCCAGTTGCTACTGTATAGACATCGCCATTAGTATTATTTACAGCAATATTATAAGCAAAAACATTGGTGGCTGATCTACTTAGGCGAGTTTTCCACTGTAGTACTCCAGAGGAGTTCCATTTACAGATGAATGCTTCGTACGCGACGACTCCATCATAATAGCCAGTAGTATAAATATTTCCAGAACTATCATAAGTAATTTGTCTAAGACCAAATTGCCTACCATCACTTGAAGTTACATTGATTGCTAGATCATTTGTACCAGAAGAATTAACTCGTGAAAAAAATGCGCTAGAGTCACGAGTACCAGCAAAGTAGTATGTTCCAGCATTTGATGCCATTCCTTGTGGACTAGCAACGTTAGCATTAGTATAGTTGTACGCTGTAGATAAATTTCCTGAAGAGTCAATTACTTGCCAATTATACCCGTCTTGCTGCCATGCATTATACGTATTACTTCCACTTGTAGATATCTTTCCAAAAGAGTATCCAGAAAATGCGCATGTTTTTTGGAACACTAATGAGCCAGAAGAATTATATCTTTGTATCTTTGCAGCACCAGATAAGTTTAATCCAAGAATAACTCCACCAGATGAGTCTCCAGTATTTGTAAGAGTTGAAAATGCTGAATTGTTATTTGTGTATCTACTTGCAAGTAGCAATGAGTCATAGGCTGGAGTGATTGAGTTAGACGCTGATGAGGCTGCGCTTGTTCCAGCGGAAGATGTGGCAGTAACTGTGAACGTGTAAGAGGTCCCTGTTGTAAGGCCAGATACAGTTATTGGGCTAGATGAGCCAGTTCCAGTGATACTGCCTGGACTTGAGGTTACTGTGTAAGAAGTAATAGGAAGTTTGCTAAAAGAAGGAGCGGTAAATGTAACTGAAGCAGACGTGCTACTTGCTACTGTCGCTGTTCCGACTGTGGGAGCTGTAGATACTGATTTAGCGCCTGAGGCGCTCGCTCCTAGAATTGGCATATTCTTATTCTATCCTACTTTGGTTCTTCTGATTGTTGATCTAATACATATTTAATACTAGAAGCAGACCATTTCCCGCCGTAAGCAGTAGGAATGCCTTCAACGTCAAGCATCCGCGCTATTACACGAAGAGAAAGACCCTTTTCTCGTTCTGCTACAATACGACTGCGAATCTCGTCTGAGATTAGCTGCTTAGGTCCTAAGTCTATACCCCATACTTGGCCGTTATCTCTTCTATGTTTGTGCACATCCTTTTGACGCTCTGCGATAATGCCTCGTTCCATCTCAGCAAGAGCAGACATGATGGTTGTGACAAATCTTCCTTGATAGGTCGAGGTGTCTAGGTTTAAGTCAAGAAGAACTAGACGCCAGTTATTCTTAGCCGCGCGGTCTACGATTGATAAAAAGTCGGTGGTAGATCTTGCAAGTCTATCAATGCGAGTAACAATCAAAGCCTGCGCAGTTCCATTATCCAACCTTGTTAGCGCATCGCGAAGCACTGGTCTGCCTGTGATTGACTTGCCGCTACGGCCTTCCTCAAGCAAGACTTCAACACTTGAGAAGCCTGCAAACTCCGCCGCATTGCGTAAAGTCTTCTCCTGAGCTTCCATACTCATGCCGTCATTAACCTGCATTTGAGTGCTCACTCGAGCATACAAAAGGGCGTGTTCTACCTGCTTTTCAGGCTGTACATTCTTAGTCAAAAACAGTACCTTCTATCGCTAATGTACAATATTTCAATACCTACAACTATACAAAGACATTGTACACCCTTAAGGTCAAGGATGTACGGATTTTAACAGGGTTTAGGCGGTTTGGCAGGGCTTAAAGAATAAAAATAGCTACTGCTGAAAGTCTGGAGGGACAAGATCGTCTAGCTTCTCCCACATAGCTTTTAGGTCTAGACTGTTTAATTGCTCGCGTTGAGTTTCGGCGTCCCGTATAGTCTGTAGATTAAGTCTTTCCATGTGTACCTATACTTTACCATAGCATAAGACTTCTTAGTAGGACTTCTTGGTGGCCTGATAAGAAGTAAAATAATTTAAGATTCAACTACCTAAAAGCTATCACCGCAGGTTATTTGAGATACTATTAGACAATGGATTATCCTGACCCAGACTTTAGTAAAGATGACGACGTACTTATGCAGTACCTTGAAGAAGAGGGTCTTGCGCTAGTTCCTATTGAATTCATGCGTGAATTGATGCTTTTAATGGAAGCTCATATCGTAGAGATCTGTGGTGTAGACCGCGACGAGCTTAACGACATCATGATTCGTA